TTTAAAAAATAATAAGCCTGTTAAAGTTAAATTAGACCAATTTAATATCTCTGATTTAAAAAAATTCATAGAAAAAATAGATTCCTCATATCCAATTAAAAAAGATGAGATTGATAATGATAAATCTCAAATTATTTTTAAATTAAAAAATCCTTCGGATATTGTCGTTATAAGGTATGATTACACTAACCGTAAAGAATGTGAAATGATAATTATTCCTTCTAATAGATATACCATATCAAATTATCATACAGTTAAATCTATTGATGTTATATTAAAAAATTCTTCTAATATAATAGTATATAAAATAAAGGGAGATTGGATGCCGTTAATAACACATTTACATGGATAATCTTATTAAATAATTATTCTCCAAAAGGATTATCTTCGTCAAAATTTAAAACTTGTGGAGTAAATCTTTCAAATTCTTTATTATTCGCTACCGGACTATTTGGTAATTCTCTTTCGTCAAATTGTTGAACTGTCCATGAAGCGTGTGATGTAGCTCCAATAATTGGTAAATTATAATTAAAATTACCCCATATATCAGTTATTTTTAAGGTTTTATCTACAGCATTATATTCCTCAATAAATCCTCTAGCATCTGGAGTATTAGGATTAGATCCTTGGTATACTTTTTCTTTTCGTAAAAATAATCCAGTTCCAGTTATTAAATTAAATTTAATTGCGTGCGCAAATCGAGTTTCAAATTTATCAATAAATGGTATGCCGGTTCTAATACGTTGGCTAGCATAATCGAATAAATCTATTGAAATATCCCAAACTTGAAGTTTACCGAGTTGAAAAAAAATGCTGTCATGATTGACGTAGGTTATTTCATAAAGACTGTCTGTTATCGGAAAATATAATAAATCACCTTCAAACGGACGTTGGACCCTAACGATTTCCCGAAATCGTTTCATTGATACCGTTAGTTTACCTTGTTCTTCAATTTGTAAACCGAATTTAGAATTAAAATCTCTATTAGATTCAAAATTCATAACATCCCGAAAGTACATTTCAATCATGTAAGTTTTTTCAAAAACACTACAATTATCTTCTAAATAGATTTCGTCAATAGAACCTAACTTTCTAGGAATATAATAACAATCTATTCCGGTACACTTAATAGATTCAATTAATAAATCTTCAATAAGGTTTTGATCTGGAAAAGCTCGATGTGGATTTAAAAATTGATTAATTGCCATATAATAAAAACTTTATTTATAATTTAATTCTTAATTTTAAATATTTAGCTATTTTTAATGGGTTCAATTTTGAACGGTTTTCGTTATTTAACCAAACTTGTTTTAGTTCAGAATATGAATTACATTTTTTTCCCCATTCAAAAGCTACGGTCCCAAATATCATTAATCCTATGGTATACAAAATTAATATAAATCCATAAAATAATTTATAATTATTTTGTTTAACTTCATATAAACCATTTTTAAAAAAATCTATATTAGCTATAAAAAATTCTTTTATGCCTCCTCTAGCATAATAATCATAATCATGTATTAAAGACGGACCACAAAAAATATAGCTCTTTGGTAGAATAGGAAATTCAGAACTACCGACACCATTCCAAATAGTATAAATAAAATCTTCTATATCAACATCAGTTAAATAAGGATATTTTTTTTTAAGATTATCTTTATGTTCTTGTCGAATCTTATTATATTTAAGATTCATTTGGTTTCTAGTAAAAAATTTCATATATAGTTTTATATTAATTAAGCTACAAAAAATCCAAGTGGTTGACTAAATTCTAATCCCATTCTTCTTTCTAAATCTTTCTTTTCGGTTAATGCTTCTGTTCTCATAGCTTCGGCATTTAAAGTTACTCCACCTAACATTTGAATGTTGGAATATTTACTTAAATTATCAGCCCATTGAAGTTTAACTAATGTAGTAGTATAATCTTTTAAAAACCTATTATTCCAAAAATTTGTATAAACTTCTGGATTTAAACATTTATAACATTGAATAATAATAAAATCGTCAGGTTTCGTAACGTGTGTCCAATCGATATCTAAATATAATTTTCCTTGCATACTATTAAATCTAATAGGTTTTTGACCAGATATCATCTCTTGAACCAAATTTAAATATTCTTTAGTCAAAAGGTATGAGGTTAATCCTTGGGCACCAAAATTATAGAGCACGTCTGATATCATATGGTATTGACCATCGAAAAGGAAATAGGAAGAATTACTTAATTGAAGAGGAAAAATTTTAACAACACTTATAATATCAGAAGGGATTTCAATATATCTTTTTTCAAAGTCTCCCAGATAAACACCAGTAGAAATGTTTTGAACATTAAAAACATATTGACCATTATTAACGATCATCGGTTCCCCAGGTTGAAACATGGGTTTAGCTTGATCTGCTAAATAAAATCTAACTTTAGATGGTTCAGGTTGATCTACAATAGTAGCATAGTTTTGACTTATTGTTCCATAAAGAGACATCCCTCTTTTTAATGTATCAACAGGAAAGGATGCATCCATTAATAAATGTGAGGCTTGCATCTTATAGTGAGTATATAATAGCTCGGTGCCTTCCATATGCCATTCGTTAGCATATTGTATTGCATCGTCAATACGATCTTCTAATTGTTCTGAACTAATGTTAATTTCTATAACTGGATTAGATCCGCCACCTAAACGAGTTAATATATATTCTTTAAATTCTTCTCTATTTCTAGGGATCATATGTTAACCTGTTGTGTAATTATTTTATTACTTTTCTTTAAATTTTCTTCCGCCCAAAGTGGCTGTAAATTTGTATAGTGGCACGCTTTTAAAAACTGTTCTCGATCTGTTAAATCGAAGGAACTTAAAGGAATTATATGATCTAAGTGCCAACCGTCTGCTCTCCAATTATCCCAAGACATACCTTCTTGGAATTTTGATTCTAAATAAACTTTAAGTTCATCTATTGTACACCCTAAGTCTCGAACGGCAGATCCGGATTTTTTATAATATTTTAATTTCTTATATATTCGGGAACGCAAAATAATAGATAATTTGTTGTTTAAATTTATTTTGTAAAAATTTTTCTTATATTCTTTCTTCTTATCTTTATTATTTTTATAATATTCTTTATTATATTGATCTATATAGTCTTTATTATTCTCTCTATATTTTTTTATTTGTTCTTTATTATTTTTAGTATATTCTCTTATCTTTTCAATATTTTTAGCTCGATATGCTTTATCATACTCTTTTTTTCTAATTTTTATATGTTCTTTGTTTTTCTCATAATATATTTTCTTCTTATCTTTATTATTTTTATAATATTCTTTATCATACCTTTTACATTTTTCACAATTTTTTATATATTGTTCATGTCTATATTGTTTTTTACAATGGATACAAATTTTACCATTATATTTAACGGGATTATAATTTCCCCCCACCACCAACTCACAATTACATTTTCTACATAAATCCATACTCATATACTCATATACTAATATAATGCAACTAGATTACTTGCCGACGTTCCAGCTACTAATACTTGTTTTACACATATATTTAACATAGTGCCAGATGGCACATTCATTAAAATTACGGGCGTATCTGTAACATCTTTACTGAAAATCACAGCTAAATTTCCGCCAGTTCCTACCCAAATGGAACGTGTAGCGTAAGTTAACCCATCAGAATCACTAGGAATTATTGGATAACCATTTCTCGATGGGGAATTTAAATCTGTTGTCTTTCTAGAAAAATTATCTATCGTAGCCATTATATTCCTTTTATTTAAATAGTTGATATGATATTATCATAAATATTTAGGTGATCAATTATTTATATAAAGGATATTAATATTATGAATAAAGATAATAAGACCTTAGACTTGGAATTAGAATGGAAAATTCCAGAGGTGGGATCTACTATCCCATTATATGGAATAATTACAAAAATCATCGAAGAAACCGAAGAACAAATAATTTTAGAAATTAATAGTAATATTATTTTAACCTCTAAAATAAGTTCTAATGAAATTGTTTATAGAAATACAATAAAAGAACGTTTATTCGAATATGGTATTTTTATAGCAACGATAGATTCAATAGATACTGATGTTAAGGGAACGCTAAAAACCGTTATCTTTGGTAAAAGACAAGAATTAGACAGTTAGACTTAATATGTTAAATAATAATTATTTTTTCCATCATACATTTAAAAAATTAATTATAGCTTTCGGAAAATCTTTCGATCAAATTTATATTAGACGAAGGTATAATGAAGGTGCTCCGGCTAATGTTGGTCAAGAATATAATCAAATTTTAGTACCAATTCAATATTCACCAAAGGAAAAATGGTTAGTCCGAAAATATCAAAACCCTGAACTTGAAAAAGAAAATGTAAGTGTCGTTTTACCACGAATGGGTTTTGAGATTACATCTATTACTTATGATTCTGAACGAAAATTACAATCGTTGGGGAGAAATGTTCATATAACATCTAGTACGGCAGCTAATGTTCAATATAATCCTGTTCCATATAACATAGGAATAACATTAACTATTTTATCAGATTCGGCTGATGATGCTACACAAATTGTAGAACAGATCATTCCGTTTTTTAGACCGGAATATACTTTAGCTATTGAAGAAATTCCAGAATTGAATATTGTACATGATATTCCAATGGCATTATTAAGTATAAATACGACGGATACTTATGAATCCGAATACTTAGGTAAAAGAATTTTAACGTGGTCTCTAGATTTTAATATTAAAGCTTACTTTTTTGGAGCAATAAAAGTCCAGTCCGTTATCAAAAAAGCTCAAACAGATATCCATATAGTACCTTCATCTGATGGACCGATAACACAATATGATGAAGAACATACACCAAGACACGTAAGAACAATTGTAGCTATTGATCCTCTTACTGCCGGACCAGAAGACGATTTTAGTTTTTCAGAAGTTACACAACTTTTTGATGATAATAAAAAATATAATCCTCATACTCGACAAGATGAGGAAATAGTTTAAAATAATTGTTGACTAAAATAATTTATTATGATAAAACCTTTATAAATAGATCAGATTAAAATATAATCTATTTATTTTATATGATTATGAAATATATTCCTTCATTGTCTAGAAAGTAGTGTTTAGTGAATAATTGAGCCTTTAATGGTTGTATAGGTCACTAAAATTAAAATTGGAAGGATAGAAATCACAGAAGATGATATGTGATTATCGAACATTACCATCATCGAGATGAAATCATAATAACATTTGATTTCAATTACTAATGATTAGGTGGCTTTGATATCATTGGTGATGCCGCTGTTTAGATGTGGACTTGTATGAGTACCTAAACTTAGGAAGACTAAACCCCGTGAGGGGGCACTATCGACCGTTAGGGAAAATCTGCAACGAATCAAACATCTAGCTACCCCTGGAAAGCGGAGAAACGAACAGCCCTCCAACGCTTGAATAGCGATCCAGAGTAAGCCTTGGCGTATCTTTAGCGCGAGTAGCCCTTTCATAGGCTACTGGTGTATCTAAAAATCCTGAAATTTCGAAATACTTTTTTTATTTTTAATGTAAATTAATATTTAAATAATAATGTAAAGATCTTAGTATAAGCAGCAAGCGAAGCATAGCGAGCTTGCTAATTTTTCTTTTAGAAAAATTATTTTATATAATAATTATAAATTAATAATAGTATATATTAAAGGTTGATTATAAATTCCTTACTTTTTAATTTCGTCGTTACACTCCTTCATTAAAAAGGCGGAATTTAACACGCCTAACATATTAGGCGTGTAACCGCAAATATTATTTTTTACTCTATAATTATTAAAAATGTTAATAAAAATAATAAGTTATTGATAATTATTAAAATCATTATAAATATTAATAGAAAAAACAAATTTTTATGGGTTTTTCGCTGGTAGAGATCCATTTATTTTTTATGTTAAAAACAAACATCATACACTAAAAATTAAAATGAAACCAAAAAATGAACTTGATATTTCGGTTTTAGATTCGTCAAAAATTGATGGATTGATTCCGGTTAAAAATGATTTAGAGTTTGCTAAAAATAATGAGGAACTCGTTGTTCACTCTAAAAATAACAATAATTTATCTGATGAAGAAATGAATAATGATTTACGATATAGTCGTGATACATTATATAAAGTAATAGAAACTGGTATTGAATCATTGGATAATTTATCAAGGTTTTTAAATCAAACTGTTCCTGGTCATACTGGATATGACAGTTTAGTAAAATTGATGGATAGTCTTAGACAAGCTTCTACATCGTTAGCTAATTTAAATGTCAATAAAAAGAATTCTGAAATACAAAAACCTAATAAAGTTATAAATAATACACTTCAATTAACTTCTGATGATGTACAAAAAATTTTAAAACAAAATAAAAAATAATTTATTATTATGGTTACACCTGTAAATCCTAGTTGGTTTAGTAATAATCCAAGATTGAAAGCTGAGGGAACGGTATTAGAATATACTCCTGAACAGTTAGCGGAATTAATTAAATGTTTAAATGATAAAGATTATTTTTATAGAAATTATATAAACATTGTCACTAAAGATGGTGGATTAGTTCAATTTGAACCCTATAAATATCAAAAAAAATTAACTAAAGTTATTGATGAAAATAGATTTATTATTGTTC